TCTAAAAAAGACTATGAGACATATGGATGGTTATTTGGTGCTAGATAACTATTTATATTATTAAAGAAACGAGTTAAAATTATACCATGAGCGAACAGAATCTAACCGTTTGGCAACGTTTGTCCAAAACGTTTGGTCCAAATTCTTTGTTGAATCAAGACTATCCTACTTTCAAATTTGATAAGAAGGAGTTGTTGCGTACTCCAAGTCGTGATGAATACGAGAAGGAAAAATTACAAGCACAACAAACATTTTATTTATCAGGTCAATGGGCAAAGGTTGAGAATAACATGTATTCTCAAGCAATGTATTATGAGCCAACAAGACTTTCTGCTCAGTATGATTATGAATCAATGGAGTATACTCCTGAGATTTCGGCGGCGTTAGACATATATTCGGAAGAATCTACAACAACAAATGAAGATGGTTTTATTTTACAAATTTACTCAGAGTCAAAACGTATCAAATCTGTATTGGCAGATTTATTCAATAATTCGTTGGACATCAACACTAACTTACCAATGTGGACAAGAAACACTTGTAAATATGGTGATAACTTTGTCTATTTAAAACTTGACCCTGAAAAAGGTATTGTTGGTTGTCAACAACTACCAACAATTGAAATCGAAAGACATGAAGCAGGTGCGGGTGCAAAAATAACGGTTAATGTTGAAAAACCTGAAAAGCCAAAAGCCTTAGAGTTTACTTGGAAGAATAAAAACATGACGTTCCAATCATGGGAGATTGCTCACTTTAGATTATTGGGTGATGATAGAAAACTTCCTTATGGTACTTCTATGTTAGAAAAAGCAAGAAGAATTTGGAAACAACTTCTACTATCAGAAGATGCGATGTTGATTTATCGTACATCAAGAGCACCTGAAAGAAGAATGTTTAAGGTATTCGTTGGAAACATGAATGACGACGACGTTGAGGCATACGTACAACGTGTTGCCAACAAGTTCAAGAGAGAACAAATTGTTGATAGTAAAACAGGTAACGTAGATATGAGATTCAACCAAATGGCGGTTGACCAAGATTACTTCATACCTGTAAGAGACCCAGCAGCACCAGACCCAATTACAACCTTACCAGGTGCAACTAACCTATCTGAAATTGCCGACATTGAATACATTCAAAAGAAATTATTAACGGCTCTTCGTGTACCTAAGGCGTTCTTAGGATTTGAAGAAGTAGTTGGAGATGGTAAAAATTTATCATTACAAGATATTAGATTTGCTCGTACGATTAATAGAATCCAAAAGAGCATGATTCAAGAATTGAATAAGATAGCAATAGTTCACTTATTCTTATTGGGTTTTGAAGACGAACTTTCAAACTTTACATTAGGATTAACAAATCCATCAACTCAAGCTGATTTGTTGAAGATTGATGTGTGGAAAGAAAAAGTTCTTCTCTATAAAGATTTGGTTGCTGACCCAGGAAATGGTATTCAAGCAACTTCATCTACTTGGGCTAAGAAACACATCTTTGGTTGGTCTGATGAAGAAATTAGATTGGATTTACAACAACAAAGAATTGAAAGAGCTGTGGGTGAGGAACTTAAAGCAACTCCGACAGTTATTACAAAAACAGGAATTTTTGACAATATAGATAAATTATATGGTTCTGCTACAGGAGGAACAGCATCTGCTGCATCTACAGCAACTCCACCACCACCTGGAGGTGATTTAGGCGGGGGTGATTTAGGGGGTGAATTACCTCCACCACCGGCAGGAGAAGAATCAGTACCACCACCGGCAGAGGGAGGTGAAGTGACACCTGAATCTAAAATGAATAATTTAAATATTTTAGTTGAAAATAACCTTATTGAGGGGTCGTTATTTTTAGACTTAGGACAGGGTCAAGATTCTTTAGGAGAAATTTCAAAAGAATTAGATAACTTACTAAATTCGTAGTATTTATACTAAAACTATCAACAATGACATTCGGGCAAGTAAAATCCATAATCGAAAACAGCTTAATTGAATCCTACAAGAACGAAAGGGAATTCAAACAATCATTAAGAGAATTCAAACATAATGTTTTGAGTAATAAAACTATGTCTAAAGTGTACTCTTTATATGACCAATTAAGTACTCCTCAGGGGTTATCGGAATCGGATGCCAAAGATTATTTAGAAGAAGGTGTTAATCTTATTCAAAGATTATTGGGTGGAATTAAACTTCCTAAAACAATCTCAGAATCAGTTAATGAATATTCTGATATTGATACTTTAGTTTATTTAAATAAAGTTAGTTTGTCCGAGAGAATTTCTGCAAAGAAAAACATTGTTAAGGTTTTAACTTCTGAAAAGAAAACTGTTAAAGAATCTATTAATATTCCAATTAAATCAATGGTTAATATTGCTAATCAAACGTTGAGAAATTACATAGAGAATTTAAGTGAGAATGAGAAAAAAGAATTTTTCCAAATTATTTCTGAAGATACAAAAACATTAGAAACTAAGTTTGAGACACTTAGGGAAAGTACTATTTCTAAATTGAATACTATTTTAGAAAATGAGCAGGAGTTTGAAGTAAAGACAAAAATATCTGAAACAATAGATAGGATTAAAAACGAAAAGTTTGACCAACTTAATTTTTTAAAGTTGAAAAACTTAGAAAACTCAATTTAACTTTTTTCTTTGAATATATTTCGCTTTTAAAATCTCGGTTCTCTTTAGAACCGATTTTTTTTTGTATTCCTTTCTATCAAATAAAATTTGATTTTGTTTAGTCTTAATGACTTTAGATTTCAACGTCTTGAGAGATTTTTCGATGTTCTCTCCATTTTTAATTTCAACTATTAACATACTATAAAATATCTACTTTTTTCAAAAAATTTTGACTATCGGATTTATATGTCTTATTTTTATAATAAATAAACCGAATAATATGAAAATTAATGAAAAAAGGGAAAAGTGTAAAGTTGAATCTTTATAATCCTATCAAATCAAGTTACGGCACCGTAGATTCAAAAAATTTAAAATCTGTCTACATAAACATACAATCATGGGTAACGCCAAAATTTGAACACGACAATTGGAATAGAGTTGTTTGTAATTTAAGTAGGGAAATAAAACACTCCGTTTATAATTCAATTACAACAGATATTTTTCAAGAAAAAAGTATTGTTGATTTAGATTTACGTACAAGTGGAATATCACACGGAAAAAAATCATTCTTCAATTTAGAAGTTAATCTATACACAAACATAGAATTAGATTTCAAATCATATGAAATAAAAGAATCTATTAAAAAAATTATTAAAAACATTTTTAAAAATAACATTATCGAAAACAAATATTTTGACTTTTCAACCTCAAAAAAAGAAACAAATCAATAAACTATCTATTATTGGATATTTATTTTAAAAACCTTGATGAAAAATCTTAGAATATTAGAAGCGAGTGAGCTTGGACATGGCATCTTAGTAGAAATGGATGCTGGTTACGTTTCCCCAAAAGAAGAACATAATGCAAATATCTTAAAAGAAGCCTCCAATTTGGATTATAAAAATCCATTTGAATTTTATGCTGTTCTTCAGAAATATGATACACCAAATAGAAACGGTAGATTTTACCCTGAAAGAATCCTTAAAAGAGAAGCAGAAAACTATAAGAAAACAATTGCGAAAGGTTTATCTACTTCAGAATTAAATCACCCTGAATCATCTTTAATTGATTTGGATAGAGTATCTCATATCATAACTGATATTTGGTGGGATAAGAATATCCTAATGGGTAAATTAAAATTACTAACATCTCCAGGATTTCATGAAAGAGGTATTGTTTCAACAAAAGGAGACATTGCAGCAAATTTAATGAGACAAGGTGTTACTATGGGAGTTTCTTCAAGAGGAGTTGGTTCATTAAAAAAAGTTGGAGAAAGAAATGAAGTTCAAGATGACTTCGAATTAATTTGTTTTGATTTAGTGTCATCTCCATCAACACCGGGAGCTTATTTATTCTCAAATCCTGATGACAGAAACAAATACGAAGAAAATTTAGATGAAGAAAGAAATCGTAAAGATTCAAATCAGTTCGCTGAGAAATCAGTTGACTTAATGAAAAAATTAAACGATTTTTTAGGAAAATAATTAAACATGGACGAAAAGTATTTTGTAGCAAAAATTCAGTACGATTTACCTGATGAGAACTCAGGGAAGATTAAAAAAATCAGAGAAGAGAAACTTGTTAAAGGTTTTTCAGTAACAGATGTGGAAGCAAAAGTTACAACAAAGTACGAAGGATTCACACACGATTGGAGAATAACTTCGGTATCTGAAAGTAAAATCGATGAAGTAATTGAAAAGTAATTTAATAAAAGTGGTCAAATG